AGAAAGATTGTCGGGATCGGGATTCTTGTCCTTCGCCTTGTCGATGTCCTTGTCGGTGGCCTTGTAGTCGGCGGGCGAGGTGGACTTGACGTTTTCGGCGGGCTTCTCGGTCTTGGCCATGAGGGTTGTCTCCGTGTTCGAGGGGGTATCCGGGCGAGGTGACCCGCCCGGACGGATGTCAGACGACGTTCGAGAACGGCGTTGCGGCAACGCCGACGCAGACCAGCGTGCCCTCGACCAGCCACGTTGCCGGGGCGACGTCGGTCAGCGTTAGCTGGGAGCCAGCCGCGCCGCCGGTTGTCGTGCCGTTCAGGGTGATGGTGTCGGAGCCTGCCGGTGCGGCCTGTACCGAACCAGCGCCCAAGGTGGCCGTCGTCATGGTGACGCTGCCGACCATCGAGTCGACGGAGTTCGCCACCTTGATGATGCCGGAACCGCCAGCGAACGTGGTCTGGACGATGACCGTGTGCTTCTCCTGCGTGCCGTTGGCTTTCGGCAGGGTCAGCGTCACCCCGGTTGCCCGGTTCATGATGGTGGTTCCGCCGCCAGCGGCACCGAAGGCGGTGGCCCCGGTAGCCGTGACGGTCGGGCCACCTGTGCCTTCGCGCAGGTAGCGTTCGAGGGCGTTGTCATCGCCCATCGCGATTGCCCGCCTTGCAGCAGCGGCATCGAGTGCAGAGGTGTAAGGCATGATGCGTTCTCCTTATGCGTCGTCGCGGAAGGCGAGATACCGCAGCACCTTGGCCTCGACGGCGAGCACCGAGCCGATGGTGAAGCCTTGGCTATTGAGCGCAGCCACACCTTCGTAACGGGAGATCGCCGACGTGCCGGTTGCCGGGGATGCCTGCGTCGCGATGCCGACATTGTGGTTGATGTTGGCGGTGACGGTGGCGTCGTCGGTGCCAATCGTGCCGGACGCGAGGTTGGTGACGACGATGTTCTCGGCTCCGAACGTGCCGACGAGCGACCCCTCTTCGAGAACGAGGAAACCCGCCGCATCACCGCCAGAGAACGTGCCGGAATAGAGGAGCACATCCCTGACCGAAGCCACGGCTTTCGAGGTCAGCCCCTTGATGGTCGATCCCGGTGAGATCACGGCGGTGCCGCCCGATGTGAACGGGACCACCCATGACAGGAAGGCAGCGGTGATCAGCGTGCCGTCCGTTGCGTTGAAGACCTGAACGTGGGTTGGAATCCAGCCCAGTTCGACGTTGATGGCGGCACCGTTTCCTACGGTGATGCCTGTCCTGATGTTACCCTTCGCCATTGTGAAGGCTCCTTTATTCGGTTGAAAAAAGGCGGCGGATCGCCCGCCGCCAGTCCGCTCAGAGTGACGAGACTGCGACTTCGAGCCGGGACATCCACGCCTGATTGAGGATCAGCGCGGCGTGCCACGTCTTCCACCCCACGTAGCCACGCTGCCCAAGTGGGTCGTCCTTTGTCTTCTGTCCAACCGGAATAATCGTAGGAGAAACAGCACCTTGGCCGCGAAGCGCCACCATGCCCCATGAATCCTGACCGAAGTAGATGATCGGGTAGACGTCGGCCTGCGTGCCGCCGGTCGATACCATCACGCCGGGAGTGCCGCCCGCATTGAGGAACGGGTTCAAATCAGGCGACAGCATGTAGCGCACATCCTCGACCGATCCGATCTCGTATTCGGAGATCGGCGAACGGGTGCCGTATTCGGCGACCGTCTTGAAGCCGGGGAGATTGCGGATGTCGGATTCGACGTCGGTGTGGGCGACGGCGACGTAGGCTGCTTCCACCGCCCGCGTGCCGTAGTCCGAAGACGGTGAAAGCGAACGAGTAATCTTTTGCGCCTTCAGCGCCTTCAGCGAGCGCAGGACTGCACGCTGTTTGCCAAGGGTGATCGGGGTGTTGACGTCGGTGCGCTGGGTGCCGTTGGCGTAGTACACCGATGTTCCGGCGCGTACTACGCCGTAGTTCAGCGCCTCGATGGTGCGGCCGATATTCTCACCGGCCTGTACCGAAGCATCGTTCAGGACCGGGTCTTCATGCAGGTCTTCGATCTTGTCGGTGACGATGACGACCTGACCGTACTGGCGCAGGGTCGCCGAGACGTCCTCGTAGGAGAACTGCGTTTCTGTCGGGGTGACGCCTTCGATCAGCGGCGTGGTCGCGGCGGTGAAGACTTTCGGGCGACGGAACTTGATGGTGTCCGTCTTGTTCTTCGGCATCGGCTTGGTCAGGCCCAGCTTTTCCAAGACCATGACTGGCTTGGCATGCTTGAGCATCTGCCGTTCCGCGTAGACATTTGTGCGGGGTGATACACCGCCATCGGCATAAGCTGTGATGGTCATTGGAGCGGTCCTTCAATCGACCGCTCAACCCTTCATGCGCTGCGATACTTCTTTTCGTCAGGGTCGGTTTCCGCAAAGGCTTTCCAGATTTGCTCCGGGTCACCATCCTGCGGGATACCGCTTACGGTGGGCCTAGACCCTCCCGAATGCGGCGATGCCGATCCTGCCAGTTGTGCCGCTCGTCGCGGGTTGAGCCTTTGCGTTTGTGGCGCGACAGGCTGCTCCTGCTGCGCCGGTTCTTGGTTCGACTCAACGAAGCTTTTGAATGCAGTCAGCGTATCAATCGCGCTGTACGGATCGATGATCGCCTCCTGATTGGTCACGAACGCTTGGCGAAGATAAAGCGGCTGGTCGACAATCCATGCCCCGAACGCGGCCCCATGTTCCTTCAAGTACCCATCCCAACCCGGATGCTGCTTTTCCAGCATGTCCTCGTTGGCCTTGAGTTCTATGTCCATCTCCTGATCAGCGGCCTCTTGGCGGCTCTTCAGGTTGGTATCGAACTGTGAAATTTTTTCCACAATCGGAGCCAGCTTCTTCTGAAGCGGGGTGGCGATTTCTGGATATTCGGCGGCTAGTTCCGCAAGCGGATCGTCAGCGGCCTCTTGAGCGGGGCGAGACGGCTGCGCTGCCGCCTCGTTCCGTTCCCTCAACCGCCTCTGATAAGAAGCAATCCGGCCTTCGATAGATCGGCGGGCGTGCTCTGTCGTCGCGGTTTCGAGTGCCTTCACCTGTGCGTCGTGCGCGGCCTTTAGTGCTGGCGGCGCGTCGGCCCAGACGTCGGGTTCCTGCTGTTGCGGTGCGGGCTTCTGCGCTGAAGCGGCTCCGTCAACGGGCGCATCATTATCCTTTTCGCCGGTTTCTGCAAATCCATCGTCATCCGGGGCCTTTTCCTCGGCCTCAAATTCAGCCCAAAGCTGCTCTTCGGTCGGCTCTTCCGGTGCTGCCACCGGGGTTTTTGTCTCGCTCATTGCTCCACTCCCTCGTCAAATCCCGCTACGGTCGCGGGCCTTCAATTCTTCCGGTGCCTTGCTGTAGTCGACCGGCTTCGGCTGCGCCATCGCCAGAACCTCGCGCAGGGCGGCGATCTTGCCGCGCAGGAACTGGCTTTCGTTCTGGCTCTGGTCGACCTGTTCGAGCCGTGACCGCGCCGCGTCGATGAGGGCGACCGCCCTGTCCCGGACTTCGATCCATGTCTCCGAATAGGCGTCTACCATTTGCTTTCCCTTTGCCTCACAGGTTGTACCAGATCAGCCCTCCGAGCACGGCGAGGCCGTAGATGGCAAAGACCACGATCCAGAACAGCCGCCGCTTTTCCGCCGCTTCGTGTTCGGCGTCGCTCATTTCGCCGCTCCGTTCTTGGGCGTGGACGAGCCGCCGGTGACATAGCCGCCCGACCCGCCGGGAACCTCGCCGCGTGCGCGGGCTTCCTCGGCGTTCTTCTGCTCGATGGCCACCTCGGAGGCGAAGATGCGCTCGCGCGACTGGTGCTCCATCTCCTTGCCCGCCAGCATGGCTTCGAGTTCCTGCACGCTCATGTTGAGGTTCGCCGCCGTCTTGTTCATCTCGGCGTCGTAATGCATCTTGGCGATGCGCTCCTTGGAGGCGTTCGACTGGTTGGCGAGCGCCACCTGCAATTCCAGCTTGTGGTTCTCCAGTTGCAGCTTCTTCTCCTCGGCCTCTGCCTGCGCCTTCGCCGCTGCCGCCGCCTCGTTGTTCTGGGCCGCTGCCGCGAGGATCGCATCGATCTCGTCGTCGGAGAGCATCACCTCGTCGGCCGGGATCATGTAGGCTTGGAATATCTTCTTCAGGAGTTCGCGGTTGCGAAGCATCGGCCCGAAGATCGGGTGCCCGCCCAACTGGATGGCGATGACCATCAGGTTCTGCGCCTGCAATTCGCGCATCAGCAGCACCGACGATCCGCGTGCGTCGACCTCGAAGTCGCCCTTGATTTCGGGCTTCGGGTTGAACTGCATATTCCAGTCATACGCGCGGCGTATGTCCGGGGTGGTGACGTCGTCATCGAAGTTCTTGACGATGGAGCGGAACACGGTGTTGGCGGAATTGTGCATCAGCGCCATGCCGGTCGCGGTGTTCTGGACGTTCTGGGTGCCGACCTCGCCCGCCTGCCCCTGAATGATCTGCGGCATCGCCGACATGTTGTCGATGAAGCGCTCGCATAGCTGGATGATGTTGGCGAGTTCCACCTGCCGCGTCTCGATGTGGAACAACTGGAACGGCGGGTTTTCCTTCTGGATGCCGTTCTTGGCCTTCCATATCTTGCGCGGCTTCAGCCGGTAGTCGCCGTCTTCGGGCTCGATGTTCTGCATGTCGATGATGACCTGCGGCCCGGAGGAAACCCCGGCATTGTCCATCATCGCCCGGAACGCGCCGTTCATCGCCGACTGCGGATCGCGGATGATCGACGGCATGCCGTAGCCTCT